CGCAACCCTGTCCTCACCCGTCTTAGGGTCAACGTAGTTCACTAGCTCGCCAAGTCTAGCTCCACGCTCCAGCCTTCTCCTTACGGGGAGGGTCTCTATGTCGGCATAAATACCTTCCCTAGTGGCTTCTCCGTAATCAGGTGCTTCAGGCGGTGCTGGTGTTGATTTTCCCATAATTAGTTCCTCATTAGTCTGCGCTTGGCTCTGTCCATGTCAGTTATTAGGACGCGGTTCCCGTACTTATGCCTTACCCAAGCAATCTTCCTCGAAAATCTACCAACATCGTCCCACATCATCCCGAACATCTCCCCCATGCCTCCGGGCTCAGAACAGACAGTAGCCTCCACATAACAAATCTGGCCTCCAGTGTCCACATAGTGTTCATGGCACTGCTCCTCATTGTCAACCAGACGTATCAACGCCACGCCCACTAGACTGCCATCGCGGGAAATAGCATAGTAACGTCCAGCGTTAATAAACCACTGCACCCACGCATTTAGCCTGTCCCTGTCCCAAGTTTCGCAGAACGACAACTCCTCCCTTATTAATGAGGCCATCTCTCTCGTTGGTTGCGGATAAATCATCGTTCCGGGTTGATTGTGTCAGAGAACGCGCTTCCCTTGATTGCGTGAAGGGAAAGGCGACCGCTACTGGTGGTTGCAGTATACTGAACTTCCTTGAACCTTCCGCGACTCAACATATTGAACGCCTTGACGAAGTGGGTAGCACCTGCGGGGACTGACGCTGACTCTAACACTGTAGGTGAGCTTTCAGCGGACAGAACACCCCCGCCCTCAGTGGAAATAGGTTCGTCGCTCTCAGTGAGGATAGAGCTTACGAGGTCTTTCATGTCTGTGACGTAATGGAAACCAACAGTCTGAGTGTTCTCGAATGTATTGTCCAAGTCATACTCAACCTGATAGCCCAGCTTATCCGCATAGGCTTCCTTGAAGTTGTACGCCCTGCTGACGAACTCCGTCTCGTACTCGGCTGTCTGGTCTAGGTAATATGACTCGTTCGCGTCCCTCTCCGCCACAAAATCCAACCAAGTGGACAGCTTCCCTGAGTCGTCCCCGAACATAAGCCGAATCTCTCCTCCAAACGCCGACACCACAAAGCTCAATGGCGTCCACCCAGTCCAATACCCAGACCAAGACTTCTGCTCTGCATTGAAAACCAAAGTGTATGTCGGCAACGAGCCTCCATCAATCGGGACAGCCAGAAGATACCTGTTCCGGTAGTAGACCGCGCACGACTTGTGTGCGCTATCCTTCGTAATCCTCTCGATGATGTCGTTGATGGGTGAGGATATGGGCGATGAAATCTCTGTCTGAGCCCCACTCTCTATCGTGGACAAGCTGCGAACGCCGTCACGGGACAGGAAGAATACATCCGGACCCACCTGCTGCGCTGAACGCCAAGCAATACACCCAATCCGGTTGTTGATTAGCTTGATTTCCCAGTCGCCTACCTCCTGAGCAGGGTTTGCGTCCACCGTCCACACACTGCGCTCCTTAAATACAAGCATCTTGAACCCAAACCAAGGAAGCAACGCCGTAATCGGGTCTCCGTCACCACCCCCAATGCGGATACTGTTCCCCAGCCTGTCCCAAGACTCTCCGTCCAGCAAATCAGAGGCATATAAGGTGTCACCGGGGAGTGAGGTGTCAGCCGTCGTGCAAAAGAGCCTGTTGGAGTGGCTTACAAGTAGCTTGGGCTGGGACGGGGAGGCAGAGACTCTAGGTTCAGCCTCAGCATCAGTCTCTCCGGACGGGGCTGCTGTCAGGGATATGCTCGTCCCAGAGTCATAGTTGCTCCCCTCATCCGTCACGGATATGTCAACAACTCGACCGCCCGGACCCATAGTGACGCTGAAGGTCGCCCCAGACCCACTCCCAGCCCCGTTCACCGTTACCGTTGGAGCCGTGGTGTACCCTCTGCCACGGTTAGAAACCCTGACGCTGGTAATCTTACCGGAACTCGCAACAACACTCGCAGAAGAGTCGTCGATATACTTCAGCCCTGTGCCGGAAGTCCCATCACAGTAGTACAACCTGTCAACAAGCTGTGCAAAGTATATGTTATCGCCTGAGACCGAGGCTCCGGACGGTGCTAATATTGCCCCAGTGGAGCCGACCAGCTTGACTGCATCGTCCGACACCAAGGCAATCTTCTCCAAAGGTAAGGGCGTGTCAAAATATGCCACCTGCTTTATGGCAGCACTCAGGATTGCGCTCCACTCCAGACTAATGTCCTCCCACCTGTCCCCCGTGACATCGGTGTCATCGCTCAATGCGTTCCAAGTGGAGTCCAGAACATTTCCCTGAAGCATTGACGTTCCCCGTCTAGTGGACACGTTGCCGAACATATCAAAGTCAGTGTTGCGCCCCAGACTGTACCCACCCTCGCTGATAACATTGCTGCGAACATTGCTGGCTTGCCCAAATGAAAAGCTAATGTCTCCATCAAGGAAGATGGGGTCATCAGATAGATTGTTGTCTAGCTGTGGCATTATCCTACGGTGTCCCTGAGTTCGTAGTTGTCATACACATAAGGTATGATGCGCCCAATGTTCTGTTTCTGCCCGGTCTCCATGTCCCGCATAATCTGGATGTGGGAGGCAGCCTCGGTAAACTTGACCTGCGCCTTCCCGTACTGGCGAGCCCGCTCAAGCATATCACCCTCGGAAAAAGCCAGAAGAGCGTTGTCAACACCATTCATCGTTGGCGTGTCGCTGTCCCCCAGTTCAACCCAGTTCAGCTTTCCAAGGACAAAGAGTGTCCCTGCCGTAGACGGGACGGGAACAGGCTTAATCCTGCAATTCCCGCTACCGTCCTTTGGCAGGTTTATGAAGTTGGTCGGGTTAGCCCTTCGCGTGGAAATATTCTCCCAAGCATTTGGGTCTATCTGGAAGAAGGTCATCCAGTTCTCGTTAAGTATGTCAATCCCGTCATCCTTGCCCGTTTCCGTGAACTTGATTGCCACTGGGAAGTCAACCTTCGTTGAAGGGGCAGATGCCGACTGGTAAAACGTAATAGATGGCGTGGAGTCTATGATAATGGTCTCATCCTCAGCCGCCACAGCCTTGCTCGCCACGCCGATAGACTCAATCCACAGACCGGAGTCCCATATCATCTGGTAACGGCGGTTGATGAAGTCCTTGCACACGGATACTGAGTCTGAGCTCGTGTCAGAGAGCTTCGTGGTTATGAATGATGATAATTGAGTTAAGGTCATCCCGCCATCTCTGTTAAGGTTATCGTGCTGATTCCGTAGAAGGTATAATCGGCATCAGCGTCTAGCTCAGGCTTATTCAGCGTGAACGTGTACCCCCCGGACCGCATCATCGCGGTGATTTGATAGACAGTCGCTGAGGTTGTGGCCGGTTCAGCTAGGTATTGAACCATCACCGTTCCTAGCCCGTTGTTAGATGGTTGCCAAATCCCAGCCAAGGTGTTTTTTCGATTTCCGGTAGCTCCAGTAGATGAACCAATTTGAGTGGCGGCGGCTGCCCCAATCTTCTCCGTAAGCCCAAGAGCACCATGACCAGCTCCGTGAGTTCCGTATGAAACCATCGCCTGAACCAGAATCTTGCTACTAGACGAACTGGGCGTGATAGTTGCGGACAACCCAGTAACATCCGTCATCGAAGTGGAAGTGGTGCTAAAGGTGGCAGTATCAATTTCCATGAAAACAACCTGAAGGACTTTAACCTGCGTTCCACTTGATGCAGCAGTAAGCCTTCCCTTCGCGTCAACGGTGATGTCTGCGTTTGTATAGCTCGCGGCTGTTACAGCCGTACTGCTAAGAGTGCTGGCAGCAGTCACATTTCCCGAACCATCAAAGGAAGGAGAAGTCCACGAAACATCTCCTGTCATTGCTATAGTTCTTCCGCTGGCTAGGGCCGTAGCTGTGGCAGCGTTTCCTGTTGTGCTCCCAGAGGAGCCAGTAACATCTCCAGTCACATCTCCAGTCACATCTCCAGTCACATCTCCAGTCACATCTCCAGTCACATCCCCTGTGA